TATCAACGCGGGAGTCCGCGCGGCGTACGTCGTCCAATAAATCTTTTTGCATAATGCCCCGTTGGAGCATTATTTTTTTATACTTTGACATATTTATTTACCTCCTGTTAATTCTTGATGTTTTAAGGCAAACAACGCGGCGACATCGTGCAACACGTTTTCCTCGGACTCCGTCAACCCGCTTGCTTTAACTGCCTCGCTTGTTTTAACATAAAGGGGAACGGACGGTAAAAAACCACCCGTCGGACTCCGTAACGCCGTAACGCCGATTTGAATATATGTATCTTTCATTGTTTGCCTCCATAGCCTCCGCCGTGGGCGGTTTTTCTTTTATCTTATTTCGTTTTTACGACCCGCCGCCATAATAAGCGAGTCAATGTCTGCCGCCTTGTCGTCAATATAAATGTCGGCGTTTATCTTTCGGGTATCGCCGCCGTATTTGGCGATGTTTTCCGCCGTGTTTTCGTTGATATAATCAAAGATTAAGCCTTGACGTTTACACCAATCAACCGCGGCGGTAAGTCGTTCGCCTTGTCTGCACGTCCAAAGGATAATAAAGCTCCCGCACGCGCGCTCGCGCTTAATATATTGAATAGTCCGCCGAATAGGCTCGCCGATGTCGGGAAAGTGATTGACGCATAACGTACCGTCAAAGTCAACGGCAATTACCCGTCGATATGTATCCACGCCCGCCGCACGGTCAACGCCGATAATCTTTGTGTTTTCGCATATCGGGCAAATTTGCCGCCCTTCGGGTATTTCAGCCCCGCAATATAAACAAGTTGGCATTATTTCACCTCGATTTCGCGGTCGCCGATAGCCTTTATCATTCGACCCCAAAGCATATTTGTAATAAACAACTCGCAATACATACATTGTTTGCCCCAACGGAGCGGACATTTGCGGCAAGCGTCGTATCCGCGGGTTACGGTGTCGCGTGCGTCGCAAAACGCCGCGATTTCGTTTTCGGATAAATCCTTTATCGCCTTTTGCATTTTACGCCTCCTTGCCGCCGTCGTTTGCGGACGACTGCGTAATAGTAACCGTGTTATTTTGGTTATTGTCGCCGAATATGCCTTGATTTATTGCGGCGTCAGCGGCGCGAGGCGTTATCACGACCTCGATTTGCCTACCGCATACAATGTTGTTTAATCCTGTTGTATCGTTGGTTTTTACCGATATTACGGCGTCGGGCGTCTTGTTTATGTTGTTGACAAATTCCGCGAGGTTTTTTATAGAAAAATCTTGCATTACAATACCTCCACCTTCGAGCCGTCCGAATAGGTAAACCCGATAACGATATTGCCTTTATTGTTTGTGTTGATGTTTACCTTCATTTTTCGAAATTTGACGGACACTTGCGCGATTATACCGTCAAGGACAGCAACACCCATTGATAATATAATGTCGTGTAAGCCGCCGCCGAGTTCTGTATTGCGGTCGGCGCAATATGCCGCGAAATCGTCAAGGGTTTGGCGGAGCTTTATTATATTTTTTTCGCGCCTTTCGTGCTTGTCTTTTTCTTGCTGATATTGCCGAGCCTCGAAACAATCGCACGTTATTGTCGCCGCCTCGTTTGCGTCGGCTTGACTGTTATACGGTGCGGTTGGGAGCGACTGCTTGCCACAATAACGGCAAGTCGGGTAATATTGCGGGATTTCGTTATCCGCCGCCGTATTGTTTTCGATTTCGACGTCGTAATCGTTATCGTCGTCGCGGTCGGGAGTGTAATAATAATTATCCATTTTCGCCTCCTTAATTTGACTTTTTGTCGTGCGTTTCTGTAAACGCGGCTTTATAATCGGTACCGTGTTCAATATTGTAGTTTGACAATATTTTGATTTCGCGGTCGGTTAAATCGTCCGCCACCTCAACCGCTTTTTTATAATCGTCGTAAATCGCGTATTCTGTAAAACGAGAATATTGCGATACGGCGTCGTCGGGTGGAATCGGGTTTAATTTTGTAAATTCGTCGATGTTGAGTTCCCTTGAAAAATTATTGCTGAAATATCCGCCGTAACCGTGTCCTTCTTTGTGATATAAACCAACTTTTACGTGACGAATATCGGACGGTTTCCATTCGTCATTTGATGTTTGTACGCTCATTGAATAAACTCGCACACGTCGAACAACGTACGGTGCGACCGTAATTGTTTCGTTTGTTTTACCACAACAAGGGCAATCGAACGTTACGCCGTTTATTGTTAGTTTGCGGGCGTCGTTACACACCTTGCACGGCTCGCGAAAGTGTGTTGTTTTTCCGCGGATTATCACATAAAACACATCGCCGAGGTTTATGGGGCGAGGCGCATTGTATTCGATAATCGTTTGTTGTTTGGTTTGGTTTGACTTTTCCATAATGTTTTGTGCCTCCTATTTTATTTTTTTATAAATGCGGGCGGGTTGTTTAAGATTTCCCGCACGACTTTTATTGCTCGAATTACCGTAATGTTATAATCGCCGAGGGCGTTTAATCGGGCTCGCTTTCCACATTTTAACGGGTTGCAATAATCGGCTTGCGCCGTGCTTTCCGCCATAGCGTCCTCAAAGTCTTTATCCGATAATGCCAAAATCGCTTTGCAAATTTTGTTGATGTTTTCCATAATGCCCTCCTATAAATCAAATAACGATATTTGCGACTTTACGGCGTCTAACCAACGCCCGCAAGCCGTGTAATATTCGTCGTCTATCTCAAACCCGATATAATCGCGTTGCAACTTATAAGCCGCAACGGCGGTTGAGCCGCTACCCGCGAACGGGTCGAGTATCAAGTCGCCTTCCTTTGTGTGTTGCGCTATAACTCGCGATAATAGGTCGGTCGGCTTTTGGTTTTGGTGGATTTGCTCTTTGCCTGTTACACGGGCGAATTTCCATATATCCTCATATCGCGGCACGTTGTCGTTAAACTTTGCCCGCCCTTTGTTGGCGTAAATGATAAACTCGTAACGTTTGCCGTATTGCGCCTCCAAATCGCCCGCCGTGTGATTTCCTTTATCCCAAACGATAAGGTTTTTAACGGTAAAATACTTTTCAACCTCTTGTTTGAAAAAATCGACCTTGTCACTACCGCAAAACATATAAAGAGGGGAATTTTCCTTCAGTACGTCACATAATAGCGGGATAACGTCTTTTATCAATTGTGGGTTGTCGTCGTTCTGTATTGCCTTGCAAAACTTATGCTCTTTATCTTGCCGCCTGTGGGTCTTGTATTCGATAAGATACGGCGGGTCGGTAATTATGCAATCAACGAGTACCCCCCCCCGCAACATATCACGCAATCCCTCGAGGCAATCCATTTTATAGATGTGATTTTTTTCAATAGCCATTGCGTGCCTCGCTTGTTTCGTCAATATAGTTGCGTCCGATAATTTTCATAAACTCTTGCCGCGTGTGGGTCTTTTCAAATTCACGTTGACACGCCGCCTTCAGCTCGTTATCAAATGTTTTATCAAAGTGGACGCCCTTATTACTCAAATTGTGGTACTCTGCCGTAAGGTAAACCCAAAAGCCGTAATGCTCGGAATTTTTACGGTTTGCGCCGCCGTAAATATGGTGTTTATGCAAATTGTATGTACTGCCCGTTTTATAACATTGTTTAGATTGTTGCATTATTGATTTTGCCATTATCCGCCGCCTTCGATGTCCTTATCGTTTAACCCGTTTGCCGCCGCCTCGTTTCTTACGTCGTCGTATTTGTCGACGTGTCCGCAAGGATTTTCCCAAGTATCAACCGCAAGTATGCGGCTACCGTCGTACGACCGCCCGTTAAGGACTTGACCGCGGGGTTGTCCGCAGATAGGACATACCCAACGCAAATTTACGTAAATCCCGTATATGCCGTCGTGGTTGGCGCAAGCGGGAATATATACGCGTTGTATTTTCTCTTTCATAGTGCCTTGCCCTCCACAATCTCATAGCCCAAAGCCCTCAACTCGTCGCATATAGGCTTAAATGTGTAGTCGTCCGAATTGAAATTGTTTTTTTCGATAATATCCAATATCTTTATTTGCTCCGCTTTGTCGGGCGTTATCTTGCCAAGCCACTTATTAATTGCCCTTTCGTTTGCGGAAACAACTCTACCGTTGACATAATCGCTGTCCTGCTCCTCAAAAATGCGTATTGTTGCGCTTTGAATTTTAGCTATAAACAAAAGATTGATTTTCATTTTTATAAATTGCCTCCGTTGTTTTCGGATAAAGCCGCCGCGGGTTTTATTGTTTTTGCCAATTCCGCTTTTAATACGGTTAATGCCTCGGTGTTGGACTGTGCGATTTTGGATATTTCGTCAACAAACTTCATAATAAAATCGTCCAACCGCCGCCACATCGGCGAGCCTTCGCCACTTACAAAGCCTTTGTCCGCGTCGTTCATATCTGCGTAAAGTTCTTTGACAATGCGTTGATATGGATAATAACCGAGATTGTATTTTTCGCCGATTTTGCCTTCGAGGGCGCGGCGTTCGTCGCTAAAAGCCTTTAAGTCCTTTTCTAATTGTGTTACGTAATTGTCGGGCAAGGCGTACGGCGCGGGCGGAGGGTTGTTTATAGTGTTGTGTGTACGGATACAATTTGCCAACCGCACAACAAACACTTGCTCAATGGGCGGCGTTTCCGACATTATCATTGCGCCACCTCTTAACACTTTTTGCCGCCGTGGCGGTATGGGCGACTCTTGTTGTATGCGTGCTTTTCGGCGATAATCTTTTCAAGGTCAATCCCGTAATACCCGCACATATCCATAATGCGGATAACGACATCGGCAAGCTCTGAGGGTACGCCCTCCATTTTGTCGTTGCCTTGCTTGTCTTTACTGTAATATGTTTCGGTTACGGTGTGTCCGTTCCGATATTCCTCAAAAGCCTCGGCAAGTTCCGAATTACAAAGCATAAGCAACTCGCCAAAATTCCTTTCGCCGCTATCCCACCAACCGTGGGATTTGGCGTTTTCGTGTACCGCCGCCGTTATTTCTTTAATGGTGTTTGACATTGTCGTCCTCCAAATTGTTATTTTTTATAAATTCGCTTAACTGCTCGGGTGTAATATCTTGCGTATTGCTACACCCGTATTTATCAAGGCAAGCGATAAGCATTTCGCCGTAACGGTCTTGCCTTGATATAAGATGTATCATTTGATTTTTTGTCATTTTTTCTCAATTCCCCGAAAATACGATTACGGGAAACGCCCCTTTTGTTGATTTGTCGCAATAGGAATAACAACCGTCGGGAAAATCGTATTGCAACCCTTCGGGAGCTTTTACAAAATAACGACAATAACCCGTTTGTATTTCTCTATCTGTAAAATCGTCTTTCGGGTATTCCTCTTTTAATTTAGCCGCCGCCGTTTCGACGGTATATTTGTTGGCGTGAAAAACTATGTCACCGTTGTTAAATTCCATAAAATCAAATTTACTCATTGTGTTTACCTCTTTTGCCTTTATAGTTGGGGCAAGTTGTCTTGTGAAGTATGTAGCCCATTCGCAAACCGTCAAGCGAGCGTTTTCCTTTTAATTCGGTGTAAGGTGTAACCTTTGACGCCTTCGCCGTGTAACCCTCGATGTCGATTACCGATATATTGCCGTTCGGGTCGGTGCGATATAAAATCGGGTCAATGTCACATAAAACCGTTTTGTTTGGGGATAATTGCATTAAGATTATAGACGCGCCACAATGCGCGCATTTTGTTTTACTTCGCATTGTCCGCCTCCGATTGCTCCTCGCAAAGCCTTATATTATCTATCGCGGTATAAAAGACATTGCCTTCGGTGTCCTTTAAACCAATCCGCGTACGCCACCCGACAATAGGTTGTCCGCTATAATTTGTTGATTTGAAATAAACAACAACGCCGCGCGTACCGTGTGGCACTTTCCGCCCCTTAAAAACCTCAACCGTTTTGCCGAAAAATTTTTCGTGGTCGCGCAATTCCGACGCCGCGGATAAATTATCGCGTTGCATTGCAAACATAAACATTGCGTCGTATTCGGTGGGCGTGTATCTTGCTTGCTTTAACATTTCACCGCCCCCAATAAATTAAGCATAATTTCCGCATATCCATTATCAAGTGCATTTTCCTTCAGCGGGAACAATGGGCAATTACGGTTGATTTCAACCAAGTGAATATGATTAAAATATTTGCAATCCATACAAGCGTTGCGAGTGCAATAAGACTCAACGTCGACACCGTGTGGGTTTTTGTATAGCAATGTTCTTTCTTTTAACGTGTATGTTTTTATGTACAACTTAACAAATCCGCCAATACGTGTAATTGCAAAAGATTTAATCGACGCGGGAAAACGACCGAAAATATGTATCGCAAGGTCTATTTTGTTTGCTATAATTTCCCGACCGTTTACAACTATCTTTGACGGAACACCAAACGCGGTAAACGCGCCCGTTGCCTGTGTGATTTGTTCGCTATATTTTGGTGTGGTTTGGTTTTCCATTTTTTACGCCTCCTTAACCGTTGTTTGTGCCGACAAGATAGTCGAGCGACGTTTTAAGTACAATTGAAATTTGCTTTGCAACGGATAACGACGGAATTTTTTCGCCGTTTTCCATATAACAATAGGCGGGTTGTGATACGCCGATTGCCTTTGCGACCTCTGCTTGCGACATTCCCGCCGCCTCTCTTGCTGTTTTCAGCCTTTCACCTAACATTTTTTCGCCTCCTTTGAAAAATATTTACGGTTTTTATAACCTTGCTTATTGACAAGCGTAATTTTTTTGCGTATAATAAATATGCTACTATAAATTACCGTAAAAACTCCACTTGTCAAATATGCAAGGGGCTATGTATTTTTTTACTCTGTTTTCATAACCTTGCTTATATTCTATACGATAAGTTCCATATTGTCAAGGGGTTTTTGCGATATTTTACGGAAATTTTAGGAGGATACCGCAAATGCTTATTACTGAAAGGATTTTTGCCGTTTTGAAAGAACAAAACAAGTCACAAGGCGACCTCGCGAAAGCGTTAGAAATACGCGACGCGACAGTTTCCGACTGGAAACGAAACAAAACTACACCTTCAGCCGCCACCGTTGGTTTAATTTCCGAATTTCTCGGCGTGTCTGTTGATTATCTTGTTTTAGGCAAAGAGCCAACGCCGACCGCCGCCGCAATAAAACAAGGTATTTTCGGTAATAGCAATCAATATAATACCGTTACCATACACGGCAACGGTACAATTGAAATATCGGAGTTTGACGGCGAATTGATAAAGGTTTGCGGGCGGCTTGATATGCGCCGCAAAAACGCATTATTGACTTATGCGTACGACCTTGAAAAGCAAGTAAATGAGAAAAAATAGGGAGGTTTATTATGGAATGGTTTTATAATTTAAGTAGAAAAGCCCGCGTTTTTATCGCGGTTATTGCGTGGTTGCCTTTGTTTATTGCCGCTTTTGTTTACGGCGACGGCGGTAATAATGACAGTATGGGCGGTGGCGAGTCCTTTGTTGCGCTTTTGACGCTTGCAATCGGTATATTTTTTACCGTCTTTGCCATAAAAGCAACGCGACGTGAAAAAGCCGAGCAAAGGGAAAAAGCCGCCGACGAGCAAAAGGAAATCGAGGAGGCAAGGGCGCGGGAACGCGCGGCAAAATATGCGTCATTAAATGAAGTTTCATTTTCTGCCCGCATTATCGGCGATAATAAAAATACGAGCGGATTTCCGATACATACCAAAGTTAAGGGCGTCACGTTCGAGGGGCGTCAAGAATATTTGGCGGAAAGCTCGGCGGGCGACGCCTTGACAATCGAACACGCACCGACAACGGAATACCCTAACTCAATAAGCGTTACAAACGACCGTACGGGCGATGTACTCGGTAACATCGGGAGCGACCTTGCCGCAACTTTGCTTAACAAATACGGCGAGGGCTGTGCTTTTGTCGGCGAGATTACCGAAATTACGGGCGGCGAGGACGGGCTTAATTATGGTTGCAATATAGTAATAAACAACACGGAGTCATAATGCAAAACGCGGTAATTTACGCCCGCTATTCGTCGCAAGGTCAAAACGAACAAACAATCGAGGGGCAAATAAGAAAATGCACCGAATACGCGGCGGCTCAAAAATTAAAGGTCGTCAACATATATATTGACAAGGGCAAAACGGGTACGGACGTCAACCGCCCACAATTTCAAAAAATGATTGTGGACGCGGCGACGGGCGCGTTTAATTATGTCATTGTTTATATGCTCGACCGTTTCGCGCGTAATCGGTATTATAGTACTGTTTACAGTTGGCAACTTCAGCAAAACAACGTCAAAATAATGTCTGCCACCGAAAATATAAGCGAGGGCGAGGAAGGCGAATTTTATCAAATGTTTTTGGAATGGAACGCCGAAAAATACTCGACGCGACTATCAAAGCGCGTTAAAGAGGGTTTGACGACTTCCGTAATAAACGGCACCTTTGCGGGCGGACATCTTGTTTATGGGTACAAAAAAGACGGCAAACGCCTTGTTGTAAATGAGGACGCCGCCGCCATAATTAAATTTATATTTAATGAATATGTAAAGGGTGTATCAAAAAAAGACATAGCCGACGCCCTTAATAAAAAAGGGCTGCGCCGCGACGGTAAACCGTTCGAGGCAAAGCACTTTGACCGTATAATCTGTAATGAAAAATATACAGGGTCGTTTACGTTCGGCGGGCGAGAGTGTAATAACGTTTACCCGCAAATTGTTGACCGCGAAACATTCGACACGGCGCAAAAGCGGGCGCAAACAAACAAATATTTTTCGGGCGCAAATTCCGCCAAAATCGAATATCTTTTGCAAGGTAAATTGTATTGCGGGCATTGTGGGGCGTCTATGGTCGCCGACGGTGGCACGGGCAAAATGGGTACAAAGTATCATTATTATGCTTGCACCAACCGAAAGAAAAAACATACTTGTAATAAATCGAATGAGAAAAAAGACTTTTTGGAATGGTACGCCACGGAGCAAACCGTCAATTATTTATCCGACCCGCGGCGCGTTGCTATTATTGCCGACGACGTCGTAAAATATTATGAGTCGCGGACATCACAAACAGAATTAAGGCGGCTTACGGCTGAACGTACCAAGACGCAAAAGGAAATTGACAACGCGGTCAACCTTATGATTTCGGGCGTTTCCGCCGACGTTGTAAAAACGCTTGATAAAAAAATTGTTGAGTTGACAGCTTTATTGAATGACCTTTCCGAACATCAAGCCAAAGTCGAGTTGGAGCAAGGCTTAAAAGTAACGCAAGCTGATATAATCGCTTTTGTTGCCGAGTTTATAAAAGGCAATCCGCACGACAAGGCATTTCAAAAGCGCATTATCGACAACCTTGTAAACGCGATGTACATTTCCGACGACCGCGTTACCTTATACTTCGCTATTAAGGGCGGTAAAGAGGTTGCCTTTATAGGCAAGGACGAAACGGACGCGGCAATAAATGAGCTTGACGCGGGGGCGAGTGTTCAAACTTTACCGCACTTACCCCGCCAAACGCGACAATGTTTGAACACTACCGACGCGAGATATATTTTCGTCAATGGTGTTGCGGGCATTGTCATTGAAAGAAAGGGCGACCGTTAATCGGTTGCCCTTTCTGCATAAATAAAACGCCTCGAATTATCGGGGCGTTTTGCTTAATCATTTATTATTTTCGGACGTGTCTTGCGTTGCGGCGGTTTTTTTTCTTGACCAATGATATAATAAAATCAAGTAATTTTGTAAATAGGTCGTTTATCGCCGTAACCTTAAATATGTTATAAAACGTTTGGTTGAGCGCGTATATCGCCGCCGCCACCGTCAATACATATTCAACCTCGAGTTGTCCGACCACCGCCATATATACGACGGTTGCAACCACCGAAAAGCCGATTGAAATTGTCAAATATATGTAATGCCGCTTGTTTTCGGCGATTTTCTTAAACGCACCGCAATATTTGAGGATACCAAGTATTACGATACCAATAACGGCAATTAGCGTTACCACTAAGCCGTATGTGCTAAAAAATGTAATCAATGAGTCCATAGTTTTTATACCTCCGTACTTTTTTAATGCTTGCGACAGCGAATTTTTTTATTGTTTTGCGTTTACCTTGCGCGTTAGTTCGACAACTTCGTCAATTTTTGCGCTCCAAAATTCAGCGTCAAACAAATAGCTGTTTTTCAACGCAAATGCTTGTAATTTTGTCATTACGACATCTTTCTTTACCGTTCCCGCCGTCTTGCCTTGCTGTTTCAACAAAGCGTTGACGTCTTTATATGTAGTTTCCGCGTCGACGACGAGCGTATTTAGTGTGGAAAGCATATCATTTGTTGCCTTTGCTTTTTCCTCTTTTGTTTTTGCCTCTTTGTATGCCTTGACCGATTTTGCAATCGCAACGGCGCAAGGAATAAGCGTTGAAATAATTCCGCTTAAAATCAAGCCTATTATTTTAATTATTTCCGTAGTATTCATATCGCACCTCAATTATAGTACAGCCGCGGCGGGGTTACAATTCGAGTCGCTCGTTTGTTCGTCTGTCGCGGGGTCGGGTTTGGGCAAATATCCTTTAAGCTCCTCGACTTCGGCGCGCAAAACATCAATATCGATGTTCGACGCCTCATTATCGAGCAAGTCCGCTTTTGCCCTTAAAGCCTTTGCCTCCTCGGCTTTTGCCGTCTTTTCGTCAATAAGGTTTTCCCTTTTTGTAATTTCT